GATCAATTGATACATTTTATTTCTTATCTACATCCACCTTGTGGTCTTTAGCCGCAAGGAAGGATATCCAAGTTGTATTTTCGACTTTGTTCTTACGATTGTTATTGGAGGAATCTTATTCCAACACCCAATAAGTTTCTGCATAACAATTCAGGGCTGAACCCTTTAATCGATTATTCAAAAGACACTCAATAATTATGATTCTCTTTCACTTAATGGAATCTGATAATGAGGCTTAACTTTTAGGATAAGGTTATAGGCAACCCTTCCGTTCCACGGGAAGGTAACCCCAATTAAGGACACTAGTTACTTAGCTTTCGCGCTCGCAGTTTGAGAGAATGGATCTTTTCCACCAAATCCTCTTCCCATAGCATCCCAGTTAAAAGCCTTTGGAGGCACTTTCTTAACCTCCTTCCGAATAGGAAGGAAATTCCGATTTCTCAAAGAGAAATTAATACCCTTTAACACATCTCAAAAGAGAGATAAATGTAAGGACAAATCTTTGAAAGAGCGAATCTTCCGGACTTCATCTGGAGACACACCAGGTCGAGGCTCAAACAACTCATTTATCTCGGACGAATGACGCCAAACAGACTTAACAGAAAACATTGAAGACAAATCTTCTCCGTAAGCCTCTAAAGCGTCATCAAGGTTAAATTGATTAATATCCTTGCTAAACTTAGCAAGAGTATCTTTCGCTTTTTCCTTTCCCATAATGGATCGCCCTCACATCAATTCTGATCAAAGAGGAGTAGAACCAAAAACAGCACAGAATGCCTTCGTTTCCACAATCAAAAAATCAATATGTGGCTTCTCTGAGGAATCAGACAAGTCAATATTTTTTCAATTAATTGTCACGGAATGCAAGGCTAGAAGAAAAGACTGAGCGATGGCTCATTCTTTCTTACCAATGACCCCTTTAAACAATGTCATTAGAGTTTTATACAACGACTCGTTGGTACTCTCGCCCTTTAAGGCGGACATTGCTGGTCATGTCATAGGAGTGTTAACATTATCTAGAAACACTCACGCCGCACGAGGCGTTAACCATTTAGATTTGGCAAGAAATTCGCCAGACAAAAGGTAACGCACTCACGGGGTGAAATAACTAAAAAATGAAACACCAAACACCTTAATTTCTCACAGACGATAAAGCATAGCTTTATGAGTCCGCTTGAAAATCGAGGGTGACATATGACCTGACGAAAAGGAACCAAGTCCCATAAAGCGAAGAAAGGACGGGAGTGACACGTTGAACTTTGAAATAGTCTCAAGGATCATACCAAAATTAGATGAAATTTTAGTGAATTCCTTGAGAGACACTCCAGAGAACATCGAATCACAACTAACAACTCTCTTTGCAAACTCTGCTATACCTTTATTAGAGACTAGAGATTTAGAGGGATTAACCCCTACATCCAGCTCTTTCATCAATCGCAAGTACTGCTTAGCAACCTTGGAATCGAGAATGACCAAGTCATCCCCTAGGACGAGGTAATATTGGAATCAACCAACTACCCCAGCCCGCCAGGCAGATAATTGTACTAAAAAATGATGAGTAAA